AGATAACAGGCATACCAATGTTATTGAATACTAGTTTTAACTGTCAGGAACCTATAGTTGAGACACCAAAACATGCTATAAAAACTTTTAAAAAAACAGCTTTAGATTTGTTAGTTATAAATGATAGGATTTTAAGAAAATGATTTACGATACATTTAATAAAAGAAAACATGTTATTACATACAAAAAAAATATTATTCCAAGTAGAGAGCAAATAGATAATTTAATAAAAAAAACTTGGGAATTAACACCTTCAAAAAATAATACAATGGCTTATGAAGTATTTGTTTTAGGACCTGATAAACAAAAAGAAAAAAATGAAGTATATAAAAGATCAGTGTCAAATCATTTTAGAGTAGAAGATAATGCTTTAGCAAAAGGAAATTTGCATAAATCAATTCATTTAGAAAACATAAATTATGGTCATATGTTAAGTTGTCCATATCTTTTAGTTATTACACAAAGAGTATTAAAAGAGATGAATGAGTATTACAAAATAGCAATTGAAAAAGATGGACATTATGCTGAACAATTATTTGAACATGAATTAGATACAATTGAATCACTTACGGCCCTAGAAGTAGGATTATTTGCAAATATTTTAACTGGATTATGCGTTGAAGATAATTTAGATGTTTCTTATACATCATGTTTTGAGAGAGATGTTAGTAAATGGCAACCTGAACTAAACTTTGTAAAACGTTTACCTTTATTGCTGATGTCAATTGGTAAAGGCGATATTTATAGATGGCAAAGATTAAAAGAAAAAAACGAAACTCATTTAGATACAAAGGCAGACTACAATGATGTTGTAAAATGGTTATGATAGATTTAGAATTATTTAAAAAAATTGTTAAAGAAGCTAGAAATAGACCTGATATTTTAGACTCATATAGTCCTAATCAATTTAAAACAAAAGATAGACTAGTTAGTCTTGTAAAGAGTATAACATCACCTAAACAGATTATAATATTTGGTGGTTGGTATGGCAGTATATTAATACCTGCCTTTAAAAATGCTGATAAAATTACTTTAATTGATAAAGATATTGATGTAATAAGCATTGCCAAGAATAGATTATTTGATCATTACAAAAATGTAGAATTTATTTCAGATGACATATTTAATCAGTTTAGAGATCAATATAAAAAGGCAGATTTATTTATTAATACTTCTTGCGAGCATATGAAATCAATGAGGGAATGGGGGCCAGCACCAAAGTATAAAAATCCATGGCCTAAAAGAATATCTGGATCATATTTTGCTTTTACATCTAACAATATGTACGATATAGAAGGACATATTAATTGTGTTTCTTCAATACAAGAATTTAAAAAACAATTGCCTGAAAATGCAAATGTTTTAATTGAAGATGAAATTGAAGATGATAGAGGAATAAGATTTATACTGATAGGAAAATATGAGTAAAGTAATTTATAGTTTATATGTAGATGTACCTGTTAATGAACATTATGGCAACTCTAAAAATAAATATGATACGATTGAAAAGGCTTTCAAAACAGTTAATTCTTTTAGAATACATTACGATAAATTGATTGAAACAAAATTAAAATACTCAAAACATTGTGAGGCAGACTTTTTAATGTTTGAGTATGACGAAAAATATAAAATCTTTGAAAATAATCTATTAAAAGATTGTCCTGAACTTACAGGATATGAGGTTATTAATTTTTATAAAATACATTTACTTTACGAGTTGTCTAAAAAATATGATGAAATATTATACTTAGATTTTGATGTTGTACCAGTAACAGATAAATCTTTTTTTAATGAGTGGGATTTATCAAAAGGTATTTGTGTTTACAGTAATAATGATCGTGTGATTAAAAGCGCACATGTTGATCATAGTATTAGAAGCCCATCAGCAAAATATTTTAATTGTCATGCCATGCTTTTAGAAAAAGGTTTAAATCCTAAAAATGATGTTATTAACACTGGTATAGTTGGAGCTAAAAAAGAACATATATTACAACTAGATTTTTTTGGTAAATTTAAAGATACAATAGCTTTAATGACAAAACTTAGAAAAGATACTAGTGGTTTATATTCACAAAATATAATTGATATGTTTAGATATGATAATGAAACAATTTTTTCATTTAAAAAAGAATTAAATAAAGTACCTATTCAATGGTTAGATGAGCAATGGCATTATTTTTTTGACTCACAAAAATTTATACCTAAAGATACAAAATTAATTCATTGCATCTGTAAAGATTTTGATCTAATATGGAGAAATTATGATTAAAATATGCACAGTATATTTTGAAGGAAAATATACACCTGATTATGTATCTAAATTTTATAGAAGTTTAAACAGAAATTGTACGATACCTTTTGAGTTTATATGTATCAGTGATACAGACGTTGAAGCAGATTTAGTTTTGCCTTACAATCATCATAGTAATATAAAAAAACATTGGCATAAATTAAAATTTTTTAGTTCTCAATTTGCTTATCAAAATCCTGGCGATGAAATAGTGATTATGGATATTGATCAAGTTATAACAGGTAACATTGATAACTTGATTGGTTATCCGATTTTAGATAATGATTTTATTAGTTATGGTACTTGGTGGCCTAGAAATATAAAAGTAAACGGTGGGTTTTATAAATTTAAATCAGGTCAATTTGATTACATTTGGGATGATTTTGCATTAAATCCTGAATATTGGCAAACACATTATTATAACAATGGTGACGTGCATTACAAATATTATGGAGAACAAAATTATGTAGATTGGAAATTATTTGAAAAGGGTATAAAAATAACTCAAACGCCTAAAGAATGGTTAGGTAAATATACAGATAAAAAATCAGATATGATTGAGATGAACAAATTATATTCAAAACTTTTTAATACTGATTACATGATATTAGATGATGTAAATAAAAAGATTAAAATTGTTCACATGAATGGAGTTAATAATACAGTTCATAAATATAATCAAAAGTTTATAAAAAAGTATTGGTATGAATAAAGAGCAAAAAGATAAATTCTTTAAACAAATAAAAGATAAAAAAATATGGTTTTGTCCTCTACCTTTTACTCATGTATTCTCAGCTTTAAATGGTCGTTATGCACCTTGTTATGACTCTCACCAAAATTATTACGACAAATATGGTAATCATTTAAAAGGCATAGGACATTATGCTCAAAAATCAACACCTAAACAATGGTATGAGTCAGAATTTCAACAAGGTCTTAGAAAAGAAATGTTATCAGAAAATCCTAATAGAGAGTACCTAGATATCATATGTGAAGGTTGCGTTAAACAAGAAAAAAAATATGGTAGATCAGATAGAGAAAAATATTGTGAGCAAGTTTTAAATGAAACATTTGATAGTAAAGTGCCAGAGTTACTACGACAAGTACAAAAATTTAAAGAAAATGGTGAAATAAAATTAGATGAAAGAATATTAGATATAAAAATGAAAATATTTGGGAATGCATGTAATTTAGATTGTTATATGTGTACACCTAGAAGTGCTAATACAAGAACAATATCGTTAAAAAAAATAGGCAAAGTATATGATCCTGATTTAGATCCTGCAGATGGTGAAAGAATGAATGCTTTAAAACATGACAGTGAAGAAGTTTTAAATAACATTGCCTCTGTGGCCAAATGGACTAGATCAATAAAATTAATTGGTGGCGAACCCTTAGTTATGAAAAATCATTACAAACTATTAGATAAATTAGTTAAAACAGGTTATTCTAAAGGTATTGATTTAATATACAAAACAAATTTATCTGTATTTAAAATGGATAATTATGACTTTAGAAATTATTGGGGTCAGTTTAAAGAGTTTGTTATGAAAATATCTATTGATAGTTACGGTAAGTATAATGATTATATTAGAAAAAAATCTGATTGGCCACAATTAATTAATAATATGATGATAATGAAAGCAAGAAAAGATAGTAGAGTTAATGTTCATAGTGTTGTATCTTTTTTAAGTGTTATGCATATCTGGAGATTACAAGAATACTTAAAAGAGATAGATATACCTCATACATATTATATCATACAACATCCTGCAATCTTACAAGTTAAAAATTTACCATATGAGATTAAACAGAGTCTAATACCAAAATATAAAAACTATCCTAATATTATAAAATCATTAGAAGCTAAACAAGATAAATCAGAATTTATAAAAACGATAGAGTATTGCCAAGCACTAGATCGCAATCATAATAACTATAAATTATTTGAACTCTATCCTGAACTGGAGAAATATTATAATGAAGCTAAAATACAACAATCAAATAGTTGATTTATTTAACAAAGAAGATTTTCCGAAAGGTCCACCTAAAAAAATAGTATTGTCATTGTCAGGTGGTTGTGACTCATCATCTTTAGCGTTTCTTATTGCAAAATATTTTCCTAATATTGATATACATCCTTTTAATAGTAAAGATGAAGACAGTTTAATAGATACAGAATGTGCTATTAATGTACACAAATTTTTAAGAGACAAATTTAGTAACATAAAAGATTTAGAACTGTTTGATGTTAAAACAACTGATCCAAAGTGGATGAAAATTGGTGAAGAAGCAAGAGAAAAACACAAGATAATGGTCAACGGTAAATTAGAATATAAATGGCGAAATGTGAAAGGTGCATCTAAAGCACTACAAAATAGATTAATAAGAGAAAAAATGTCAAAAAAATATGATACAATAGTTGCGACAGGAATGTCATGTAACCCGCCAATTCAAATAATGAAAGATAGAGGTTTTTATGACGTTGCTGAGAGAAAAAGAGATCCAGGTGATTTTGAAAGTCTTTCGGTATTTGATATTGGGCCTACATTTATTACCTATACTCCATACATATTCACAGACAAAAAATTTGTAGCAGGAGTTTTTAAAGAACATAACTTACTAAACACTTTATTACCATTAACAAAATCATGTGCTTGGTCTAGTACGTTAGAAGTGTGTAATAAATGTTTTTGGTGTAATGAAAGAAAGTGGGCATTTGAGTGAGAATAATATGTTGTAGATTTGGTAATAAGTTTACTCAATGGCACGTTGATAACTTAAAACATATGATAGATGAATACTCTGGTCTAAAGTATGATAGTTTTGAAGTTATAGAAGACGACCTATATGGCAATTGGTTTAACAAATTTCAGATGTACGATAGATTCCGAGATGGGGAGAATTTGTATTTTGATTTAGATGTTGTTATATATGACACATTACCTAATCTCATAAGAAAAGATTTTACATTGTTAGATGACACATGGTGGAGAGAAACCGCTCACACACCTCTAAATTCATCAATTGTTTCATGGACTGGAGATGTATCTCACATTTGGAGAACATTTAAAAAAGAAGATTACTTTTATGTCACCAATTATACAAAAGGCAGTGATGAATGGTATTGGAAATTTATTGATTATAAAACATATGGTAAAATATGTCCATCAATAAAAGATTATCTATATAAAAAACCACCACAGTTTAGTATTTGTACATTAGGCCAAATGCACCATCTACAAGAAAAAGGATGGACTGGTTGGTACAGTGATTACTTTATTCCCCACAAATAATTTTTAGAGTATTTAACATTACCTCACTTTTTGAGGTCGATTGTCTAATTTTTTTCTTTAGCTCTTCGTTAGTGGAATTTATAATATTTTCATTTTCAAATACAGATAATTTTAAAGCAAACAATTGATCTTCATTATTTGGATTATTTGTTAAAAATTTTAAGATGTTTTCAATATAATCTTCAGAATTAAAATTTTCATTAATTAATCCATCTCTTTTTGCTATTCTTATGACTTCTTCTTCAAACTCACGTCTTTCATCTTTCTTTTTATTATAAGTATTTTCATGTATTTCATCTAACGATATAAACTTTGTAAGTATTTTATATTGTTCATTGTCTTCATCAAATGGTGTTATTTCAGAAAATACACTTTTTTTATCTTCGGATCTTAACATCATTTCAATATTTTCCCTATCGTTATCAATAAAGTAAGCCGTTATAAGATTATCTTTTAAAAATTCTTCAGTTAGCATTTTTATTCTCCTCTATGTAATTATACAAATTCATTTTTGCATACCATCCAATATTATTTAGTATTTTTATATCAGCTGTATTATCTAATCTTTCAGTCTCGTCAGCTATTCTTGGTTCGTAATCTATTTTAAAGTAATTAGCAATATCAACAAGTTTGTTTGATATTCCTGTTCCTACATCTATCACACCTCTCAAATCTGTATGCATTACCTTTTCTATTGCAGAAATAACATCATCAACATATATAAAATCTCTCATATGATTTACATTTAAATATTGTATATCATTTCTTAGTATTTTTGGTATTAACATACTATCTCTAGCATTAGGTCCATATACAGTTGTAAATCTTAAACCTAAACTATTAGAATGTTCTAGTTGTTCCATACCATATTTACTCATTGCATATGGATTACGCCAAGGCTCATATGCAGTAGAACTACTAGCATAGATAATTCTTTTTCCTTTATAGAAATCAAATATACGTTGACTTCCTATAACATTTGTTTTCCAATAATCTGTTGGATTATTTAAACTATCTCTCACA